TGAGCGCAGCGACCACTCCAGACGCCCCGGAAAAATAACCACAAGCCCCGGTCATCGAAGAAAGCGAGGCAATGACTCCAGAAACCTCGTGCGCCGTTCCTTCTTCCGGGCAAAACAAATATTCAACGATCGGCGGAGCCTGGTATCCCTCGCCGTATTCAGCAACGCGAGTAGCGCCCCATCTGGAATAGCGACTGGCGGCATAATCACCGCGCCTAATGAACCCGCAATCTTTCATCCTGCTATTATTTGTACCTTAGCCTGAAGCACGCCCGAAGCAGTCGCGGCCATCCACGATCTCCACCACAAACACGCCCTCGAGGAAAGCAGCGGCATGCCTATTTGAGCGAAGTCATACGACACCCCCTGATTAGCAGCCGGGGGCGTCAAAGAAAACAGCGGTCGGCCTACCGTCACACCCCACGAACCGGCGGTCCCTGTAGTGACCTGAAGCGTTGCTCCGTGTATTGATTGGATTATTTTATTAGAAGTAGACAGAATGCGAAGAAGGCGCGACTGTCTCATTGTAGAGCCCCATGTTTGGGCGATAATTCCGGTAGAGCCGTCCGTGTAGGTTACGTCAAAATAGCACGAACTCGCCGCGGTCCCCATTGTCGTATACACCTCGGCCCACCATTCTGTCGGCGTGTCGGTACTGATGCGACCGTTATCCATTGCCACGGTAGAAGTCACGGTAAAGGACTGCAAAGACGTTGAGTTCCCCACAAGTCCGCCACAGTGATATAGTCTGTCGTTAAGAGTAAAAGTCTGTAATGCTGTCGCCACAACATCTGCTACACCGGCATAATACTTATCAGTCGAGACTATAGCCATAGTAGGAGCGCCGGCCTCAGTTGATGTACAGGCAATAGCTACCGAAGAAGGAATAGAAGGTATTGCCGGAGCGCCGCCAAGATACCACCACGATAAATCATATCCCGCGACCGTGGTCGTGGAAGTAGTCTTGTACCAATATAATACCTCGGAACCAGCAAGCCCTTTGACAAGGCCGTCCATCGTTGTAATTGCCATATCTTTAATCCAGCGTCACAACCAAAGACCCCGTTGAAAACGTCACGGAATCACCGGTGGCTATTGTTTTCGAAACCGCAAGAGAGCTATACGCAATCATCGCGCCGCCAGCCGAAGACGTGCATACCGCGAAATAGTCTATGGTGCCCCAATCACCAGTTGCCGTAGGAAACGCGATGGCCGTAGAGTTATAGGTATATCCGCTTGAAGCAGCCGTCCAAGTCGCCGCAGCTATGCGAGTATAACCACCGGTAGAAGCGACCTCTGTCCCGCTGGAAGCATCGGTTGGCGCGACCGTGAAAAGACCGATCCACTTAGTCGGCGTTGAGTATGATGCGCCGTTGAAAACGTGATCCAACAGCGCATTTTCCAAGGTATCGGTAAAGCCAGCCATCGCCAGCCTCCTTAATGCTTAAATTGTGCCATCCAAAACTTCACGTCTTCAATCGCGCCGATGTGCTGTTGTATGGCTTGCTCAACCTGCCCGCGCTGCGCCATGAAGTTGTTAAGCTGAGCCTGGAGCCAGTTCATCCGGTCGTTCAATTTTACCATGATCTCGGTCTGATGCTCCTCGTCCTTCCCGTAAAGAAAATAGCTTTTACACAAGTCTGATTCCTTCGGCACGTAAATCTTAATCCCGCGACCTTTTGCTAGCCCGAGATAATACTCGCACGACGGCTTCTGTGTACCGTACTCTGTATGGTGCGACATATTCACGCCGTAGATGTGAATCTCTTCGAAGCCCTCATCCATAGCCAGAGCCATCATCCAGCTTATAGAGTTGGTCATCAACGGCTCTTTGCGATCGTCGAAGATGTTAAACTTTGCCGCGAGTTCATCGAACGGGAACGCGACCGAATTCAGCACATCAGGACGAGCCTCTATCAAGTACTTAGGAGCGGCCGGCCACGCCTCGAAAGCCCCCAAGCTTCCCCACTTGACCACCTCATCCCACTTATGAATCTCAAATATCCTGTCAGCTCTCGGCAAAGGATCGCCGAGGCAGGCATGGGCTATTGCCCAAATCTCAAACTCCGGGTCCCCGAAGGGAGCGAGAAGTTTATGCGGGACAGTCCCGAGCAGCGCAACCTTTTTGCGTTTCTTGCCCCTATCGGGCTGCCTATTTTCAAGCACCGGCTCGTGCTCCACCAAATCGATCTTACCACTTGAATCCTTATCCCGCATAAATCCCCCAAAATATAAATAACTGCGGGAGTATTGCATCCCGCAGGTGATACACTAATTCGTCGAGCCGCCATCGAGGACAATCACACCGACATACATTTTAGTGCTTCCGGTGGACGCCACGACGTAAACCGTCTGGTCTGAACTCTTAATAGTCCCGGACTCGAAAGGCCCGAGATAAATGGACACGCCCGTCGAGTAAATCGCCGAGCTTCCGGTGGCCGCGGTCATCGCAACAGACGCCGCTATTGGCGCGGTTGAGGTGCTGTAAACCGTCGAACCAGTGGACGGAGCAAGACCGCGCGAGGCGGACCACCGAGCACCAGGCTCAATGAATACCGCGCCGTTGTCAGACGAGCTTGCGTTAGTTACACGGATGATGATTTTAGAAGCATCACCAACATTAAAATATACCCCGGACGACGTTACCGCCGTCAAGGTTTCGGTTATCGACCCAGCATACCCAGTAAAGGTGCTTTTAGTGGCCGCTGCGGACTGAGCAGTTGATCCCATTGTTTATTCCTCCTGTTCCTGATTACGGGGTGAACACGCCGCGAAGTACTGCTTCGGGTCGCGTTATTTTCATTCCGTAAAGGTTAAGACCCTTAACGGCGTCTCCGAAACCAGCCGCGCCGAGTTCAAAAGACTTGACCTCAGCTAACTGATTAGCGAATGTCACACCCATGCTGTTCCCAAAGAGGCAATGGTACTGGCTCGATGCGGCACTTCCGAGATAGACGTTGTTCGATACGTAAATATTGAACCCGTAGAAATTACCAACAGCGTTCGGACCGCCGGTGAGGTAATTGCTATTGTTGGTGTCCTGAACAATGCGCGCAAGAATCATCTGGTGGTGTACCGCAGGCGATACGACAGACCACCGGCCCTTCCCTGGGACGTTGTTCTGGTCGAGTATCCGAGCAGCCCAGCCGAGCGCGGTAATAACGAGCGTCGAAGTTACCGACAACGCCGTTACGGTCGAACCGAGTTCGGACGAGTTAGCGCCGCTAAAGAAGCCCTGGCTTGAAAGCCTCTGTGCTACCCACGTATCCATATCGTCGGACATATTATAGGCAGCACGCTCAACCGCCTTCTGCATAAGCTTCGGCTTGGTCTGTGCTTTGTCAACGTCGTCAAGTTTGAAAGCGAAATACCGCGCTCGCTCAATAGTGAGAATCTGCTGCGCATCGGTGAGTTCCTGAATCGTTAGCGCGGTAGTCGAGTTTTTGGTGTAGTCATTTATGGCGACATCACCAATCTCGTTAATCCTAACCGTGTCGCCGAGAGCAGAAATCTCACCCTCATAGTCACGATTACAGAGATTGACCAGCACCATATTCTTGTTGAGATTGTCAAGAATCTGCGCTGACCAAACCTCGGGGATAAAGTTATTAACGGACATTAAAGTCCTCCTTACTTAGTCTTAGATAGGACAAGGCCCGGAATGTCAACTCTGCCCTCATTGATGGCTTTTGTAATCTGGTCCGAGCTCATGTCTTTAAGCTGTTCCCGGCTGGTGATCTTACCCGCCGGCGGGGAGGACGAGTGTACCGGAGGATTAACTCCGTGCGTTTTAAGCTTCTCATCGACAGCCGAAACTATGCTCTTACTGAACAGTTCGTGGAACTGCTCTACGCGGTTTTTGAGTTCGTCCTCATCGGCGGCCTGGATGAAATCCATAAACTCAATTCCAATCTTCTTGTCATTGAGCATTTTGACGGCCTTGTTCCGAAGCTCCTCGCGTGACTTCGCGGTTTTGATGCTGTCGAGTTCTGCCTTCATCTCCCGGAGCGCCTTCTGTTCGTTAGTCTCATCGGGATAGCGCTTCTTAATCTCGTCCTCTAAGTGCTTCGGCATCGTCTCTTTCATGAACTTCTCAACGGCCCCCGTAGCTCTACGGTCACCCTCTCGCTTCACTTCATCCTTGTACTCAGCCGAAGATTTATACTTTTCGATGATGGCTTTGTCGTCAACGGTCGCTATCGTCCCGATGAACTCCTTCAGCGCGGCATCGTCCTTGTTGTCTGCTACAAACTTTTTTACGTCGTCGAGCGTCATATAAAACCCCTTGTTTTCCCGGCTTCGGTGCTTGCCCGTCCGGTGATATGATAAAAAAAGCCCACACCCCTGTAATGGAGTGCGGGCCTTTTCGAATCTGAAAAATCAGGCGAAAAAGAATCCGCTTATTCTGTGGAGCGAGGTACAAGCCCCACGGTAAAAACCTTTACGTCGATGACCTCCTCACGAATGAGTTTTGCGCCCCGGAAACCACCCTGATTGTAATAAATCGTAATGGCCCCGGTGAATCGCTGCTGTTGTAGCTGATCATCTAATTGCTGTACTTGCTTGTTCAATATACTAATCTATTGTATAATCGTCAACAACTTTTTTTTCTATTCGTGATTTTTTTTCCATTCTTCATAGGTGATGTATTCCTTGACTTCGCCGTCGTAGCGGCGAAGCTTCGGCGGGAATCCCTTGACTTCGGCCCTCACCGTACAGCGGCAGTTAATATCCATCGAGGCATCGCCCCACATGCCCGGCCCTTCGGCACTCATCCCCTGCGAATGGAACATCCCATCCTCGTCGGCCACTTGCCTGTCAAGCGCGCCATGCTCGGGCCTTGTCCTACCGTCCAGAGACGCAACCCATATCCGGTCAATCTCCACGCCTCGGGCCTCGGCTTCGTCGTAAGCCGCGACCTGCCCTTCGGTGGCAGCCCTTGCGCCCTCGGTTCTGGCTATCCTCATCGCGTTGTTGAGAGATATACCGAAGCTGTCTGTCAAGGCTTTTGCGATATTGACGTAAGACTCGCCCTTGACGAATCCCTGAATCATGGTCTGACGCTGGCGTATCAAGAGGTCATACCGCTGCTTTGATAGCTGCTCTTTAAGCGATAGACCGGACACGTTCGGCTCGTTGATCAGGCCCAATATCGTCTCTCGGTTGACTGGCCCGAAGCCTATGTCAAGGCCGTTGCCAGCGTCAAGTGAATAACCGTAGCGGTAGAATGATTCCTCGTAGGCGTCTCCCACAAGCGTCTTGATGGTCTTATCCTGTGCCTGCCCTAGCGCGTTGAGTTCAGCCGCAATGTTGGTGTTGAGCGTCTTTAGCCGATTATACTTGCTCATCTCGGCGTAGGTCAGACTTCCGTCTACTGAGTATTTCTCGTAAAGCGCGGCCAGGTCTGACTTGACGCTTTTAAGCGCGTCGCGGTACTCGCGGACGAGCTGTTTCTCCGCGTCGGTTAAAACACGGTCAACGGCTGCGCCCGCGCGCTTCTCTAGTTCTCTTTGCGTCAATTTACATTCACGGTCCGCAAATCAGGCTTTGGCATGTCTTTCGCGGTCTGCTGCGCCTCCCACCACCGAGCCAAGGCCGATAGCGGGAGAAACATAAACACGCACAGCAGGACTATCGTGAATGCCAGCGTTAAAAGCTGTATCATTATATAAGCCAAAAGCTGCAAGCGCATGATGAAAAATGCTATGACTTTCGACGCCATGAAAGGCCATCCTTTGCGACGAGTTCTTTGTTTGCATGGCGATCGACCACGCTGTCAAAGTGCTGCTCCGTGATCCCTATAGTCTGACAGAAATCATATTTGGCCATTGGATCACACACGTAATCGTGCTGGTCGATGGCCTCGATTGCCTGCTCGCGCGTCATAAGCCCCTCCCTCACGAAACGACACGCCACGTCCGAAGCCCTCTGGAACCCAAACTTCACGTATTTCGTCCACAACTGGATGATGTAGGCCACGGAGTCGATCTGCGTGTACTGGTCGATGCTACCCTGTCGCGGCCACTCGTTGAAGTCGTCGAGGTCTTTAAAGCCTATCTCTCGCGCGCACTCCAAAGAGTCGGTAATCGAGTACGGATAAATCGCTCCCATGAAAATGATCTCACATTTACCCATCTCGGATGCCGGATGCCAGATATCAAGATTGTCGCTTGTACCATACTCAAACGCCGAATTCTCGCCGAAGAATACCAGTGATATTCCGTAGTTCTTCGCAATCTCAACGGGGACTTTATAAATCTTTCCCTCGATCCACTTCAGCGGGTGCAGCTCGCCCTCGAA